TCCGTCTATAAATCAAGAGCTCGCGACACTCTTTTATTGTCTTTGACTCAAAAGAAGTACCAGGCCCGAAGTCTCCAACCGGATAATTCGGTAACCTACCTAAAATGCGGCGCGCAAATTTCTTTGCGACGCCGAACGTGTTAATAAACTCTATTAGGTCATCAGGGCTAGCTAGCCCTTCATAACCCCATATAGCGTTTGCTTCCAAGTTCTTTAGGTTACAATTCGTTACAAAGCACTCAGCCTCACACCGAAGAAACGTTCGTATACAGGCAGATCGAGGGTCTACCCCGTCTATCTGTATAGATTCGTTTTTCTTTAGTAAGGCAAATGCTTGGTAGTCAGCTTTATACTGACGGGCTCCCTCGGGATCCCACGGGTACTCGTCTGGACGACAATCTTTATTGATTAGTTGTCCTAACTCGTTGTGTTTCAACAGCATATATGCTGCCAATGCACGCGGAGTATTGAGGCTCTCAAAGATTTGAAGAGCGATAGCGCGAACGTCATTGTCGATGCTACTCATGATTTTTTTCCTATCAGATGGGCGTTTGCCCGGTAGTCAGAGAGTCGGTTACTTGACTGTTTTTCAACAAGTTAGTAAACAACGCTACTGCCTTTTCGATTTCATCTTCCGCAATGCGAGATGGCACAATGCCACTCACAGTGAAGATGAGCGTATCGCGGACTACAAATGTGTTATCTGGCTGCGGAAGCAGCTGTGGAACACGGTAGTCGATAGATACCCGACGTGCTGAACCAGGTCCATTGGACTTAGTTGAAAGCTTAAAAGTCGGTCGAAAGATAGGGATTTCTTGCGTAGTATCAGACCATACAGCGAAGGAGCCGTCGCCGGCTGCTCGCTGTAAAGCGACGTACGTGACATCTTGATTTGCGATATCTTTCACAGTTATATTTGACATTGTCGTCATGATTTTTCCTTAAAGGTTAAGTTAAAGCAGCCAGTTTTTGCGTTAGAAGTGATACGAGGGTTGCCCCTCGCGTCCATGACAACGCATTTGGAAGTTGTAAGTGAAACTCAGGGTAGTTAATCCCGAGCTTTCTTTCCATCCAAAAGCCTGACTGTTTCGCAAAGTAACGTGAGGTAAGGCCAGGCCTGTTCACGATCCCGATGCTTGATGCTTCAATTTTCTCATAGTATGTAACGTATGGGTTTTTCAGATTTAATCCAGCGAATGCCGTCCAGGACGACATTACTTGCTGAACATTTCCGAACCAACCCAACAACCAACTGAAAGGAATTAAATCCCAAGCAATTGAGTAGACGTTTAACAAACCTAGCTTAGAAGTCAAAGCTAGATTGGGGTTAAAGACGTTCGTTATACAACCGATCTTACAATGTCCCTGTACTTTTACGGTACGTTGGAAATAATCATTGGGATCGGTTATTGGATCTTTTTTTGTGTAATTGTATCGTGATGATACGTTTACCCATTGATCCATTATTGGAGAGCACATGATATCAAGGCAAGCCTGAATATCAGCTAAGGTCGGTAACCAACCGAACCAACACTCCAACCATACCGAGCCGAGATCACCGGCAAGTTCACGTTTCCACCTTCTTTTCGCACCAGGTTTTGGTTTGAAATTAGGGTTTATCGTGAGCAGCGTTTTCAGGAATTTTGTGTAATTCCGTTTACTAAGGTGATCGACCGCCGTTGTCAATTGCTTGACACGGGCAGTCATCATAGTGGCTGCTTCGGAATATTGCGCTAAAGAAACTCCTGCCGAACCTTGAACTTCGTGCACTTTTTCAGTGACCTTAGAGAAGGCTCGGTTGTATGCTCGCGAACGGATAATACTTAATTCCGAATCGTGAGCAAAATACAGGATATCGCCCCAGGGGGACGGCGCATTGGGGGATCCACTCTCGGAATACCAATCGAACTCTTTTACACGACCTGCGAAGGCAGTGTATGGTAAAGGTTTCGATCGGTCAATTGGCTTGAGTTGTTTCCAACCCGCACTCTGAAAGATGGCGGCCTCGGTTTTTATACCGCTGCCGTAATCAACGAGTACAACCTCTTGGCGATTGTAAGGGATCATATATTCCTATCAATTAAGCTTTGAGAAAAA